AGAAGTTGTTTAATGAACCAGTTGTTAAACCATATTCGTTACTAATAGCAACATTTAATATAGATGATGATTCAAATCTATTTTGAGGATATTCAAAATCAAACCTAACTAACATATCTTCCGATGAAGCAGTGTAGTTATTGCCAGCAATTGAATCTGGTTGTTTTGTATGATTAGTAATTATATTATCATCTAGTGCATCTGTCCAAAGTCTAAATTCATCCAATGATAACATAGATGCACTTCCTATTACTAGGTTAGAACCACCACTACCACCCCATTGTAATGTTTGATTTACATTAGAAGATATTTTTTCGTTTATTATTAACCTATCATCTAATGATTCTTTTAAATAAAGATTTAGATTTGATGTACTACCAGTAAGTTCACGAGTAATAGCTATTGTTTTATATTTACCATTGAATATTTTCTTTTCAGGTGTCTCTAATGAATATACAGCAGCACTAGATGAAACCGAAAATTTTATTTTACCAAATGAACCAGTAGTTTGAATTGCTTCTAGTTCAAAATAAGTATCTAAACCATCTGTTTGTTTTACTAGGTTATGATTCTGAGACTCATTGAATTTAAGATTCATCTCAATCGTTGACAATGAACCCGATAATTGGGTTTCCTTCCAAGGGAGTGTAATATCTTGTGAACCTTCAAATTTTAAAGCAGATGTTCTATCTTCAAAAGTAAATGGCTGTGTACCACCATCAGTTGGGTCAGTTGGTCCTCCAAACTCCATAATTGTAAGGAGTGATTGTGGAACACCATAACAAGCCATTACTGCTTTTAAAGAACGAGCCGTTCCTTTATGTTTTAATAAGTAAGGTAAGTTATTTAGAATTCTTCTCCAAATTTCCTCATTTGCATCTTTTAGACTTCTACTATATTTTTGTGTACCATCTTTATATTGACCCAATGCATATTCCCATAGGTTTTGAGAATCGTAAGCTTTCTTACCTTCCCAACCTAATGATTCTAATAAACTATAAACCAAATCATTTGAAAATCCTAAATCAGATTTATGTTCTGGTTTTCTTATATTATTTAATCCGTTTATGTACACCCAAATAACATCAAAGTGATGCCCTAACATATCCATAAACAACATAAAGTCTTGATTCTGATAATCTTCTCTAATAAATTCTGGAAGATTGTTGTTTAGATAATCTACATTGTTTCTATCGAATAATGAAGCATCAGTCACTGCAGAATTATACCAAGCTAGTGATAATGAATCTGTTGATGCTCTAATACTTGCTCCGTTTTTAGGATATCCTATATCGGAAGTTGATGTGTATAGGTAATTTTCAAATCCATCAAACGAACCAATTAAGTTATTTATATTATTTAATTGTTTAGTAGATTCAACTGCTGTTTGTGCACTTGTAAGTATACCATCTAATTGTAAATTATCAGAAGCCTCTGTTATGATAACGTAATTGTCTTGGCCTGTTCCTTCTGCTGCAACAAATCCTAATTCTACCTTAGTATCTGTTAGTTCAATAAATTTAGATTGGTATGATTCTAATAATTCTATTTTATACCAAAAGTTTTTAATTCGTTCTTCAGCAGAACCGAAGTGTACAAAGTTATCAAAATCAAAATTAGAACCAGTTGCATATTGTATGTTCAACTTTTCAGTATCAATACCAGTATTAGTAATATACTTTTGAATTAACGATGTATTTGTTGCCGAGCCACTAGCTAATAAGTCATCATATATCTGATATCCAATTCCATTATCAACTTCTAATGAAAAGTTAGGGCCTTTTAATGGTGGACAATATCCATCACCATCACCAACTAAATTTATAGTATCAATTATGGGTTTAGATTGAATTTTTGTAATCCAAACTTTTTGGTTTGTTGTAATATTAGCCGATAATGGTTCGTATAATTTTAAAATTAAACTATTTTCGCTACCCAACCAAGTTGTAATTACTTGATTATTACCATCCCCTAAATGTAATAGGTTTGTTAAGTAATTTGATTCATCAAATTCACAATTCGAAAATTGTGATATAAACCCTTCAGACAATCTATTAATTGCCAATTGTCTTGGTATATTAATATCACCTTTATCAAATATAATTGGAATCGTTTCTACTTCACCCTCAACTACTTCCCTACCACTTTCATTTACAGGAATTAATCTTATTGGTATTTTTACCTTATCACCCTCATCAAACAATTCAACATTATATCGTTGAATTAAATCTTTTACATTTAATTTTACTACCGATTTACCACGAGGTCTTTTTACCCGATTTGGAGAAGACCTATCGAATGCATCTCTAGGTGATTCTCTACTATCATTGGGAGATACTTTGATAAAATCAGTTGAATTTCCAATAAATAATTTTACATATGTAGCATGTAATGAACTAAAGCTTATTTGGAAATCTACATCATATCCTACAAAGTCAGCACCCTTAACTAATTTAGGGTATCTGATACTTCTAATGTCAGGTACTTTTACTGAATACTCATCAACAACATTAATTGTTAAATCTATTACCCTATCGAAAATATTAGAAGTTTCATCATCGGAAACATTATTATCTAATTTACTTACAATGTCTAATCTATCTTCAAGTCTACTAATAAACCTCTCTTCGGGTCTATCATAATCTCTAGTCGGTTTGTTAACTTTTAATCCTAATTCGTTTTTTGGTTGAGTTGGGTAGTTTTTTTTATTAACAGGCTTAGTAATTGGCTTATTTGATTTTGCGCTTGGCGAAGGAGGTCTCTGATTTTGTTTTTGACCCAATTGTTTAAATGCCTTTGATATGTTTCTTCTTTTAGCCATTACTTTCTATCAGGGTTAACGTTCTTATTATAAGATGAATTTGGGTCATTAATATCAGATTGCATTATTTGAGTAGTAGATGAACCACCAAAATTAGCAATCGGTTCGCTAACCGGTGTACCAACCGTACTATATGCATTAAATAAATCTTCAGGTCTCTCTTCTGGAATTACTACTTTCTCTTCTGTGAGTACTTTTTTCTTTTTCTTTTCTGCTGGTATTACAGTAACCTCTTCTTCCTCAACTACTACTTCTGCTTCTTCTTTTTTATTTTGTTCTCTAATTGAGTTTTCATAATCTTCAAATGAGAATGGAAATAATTTTATTTTATATTGCCCTATCTTACCAAATACTTTAGATGGTATTGTTAAACCAATTATACTAGCATCATCTAACTCATCAAACTCCAAAATATCATCACCAACGATAAGTGTTATCGCTTGTACATCCTTGTTCTTTTTTATAAGTAATGGAACTCCAGTCTTTTCATTTATATTATATTTACGTGGGTCATCATTCACTAAAGAAATTCTAGGATTTAATGCAGGTGGATTATTTTTAACTTCCTGTGTAGTAATAGACACCTCGACATTATCTTTTAGAATTAGATTTACTTCTAAACTTTCATCATTTTCTGCTTTAAATTCTTCAGGAGAACCACCAGCAGGTGTTACTACAATTTCTGTTATTATAGCCTTGTCTACATCAGATGCAGTTATTTTGTATTTAGTTCCCTCTAAGTCTTTATATTCAGATACACCAGCACTTGGGAAAAACTCTGCATTCTTTTTTGAATTTTTAAGAACACTTATGGGTTTACCTTTACCACTAATGCTAAGACCTATTGAATAAATCTTTTTTGCAGGGTCAACATCCTTTGGGGTTTTGTTTAATGTAAAAATTAAATCTTTTGTTGACGATACAATAAATTGAGGTGTACCAAATTCCTTATCTCCAACAAACTTTTGTATTTGAATTTGTTTTTGTGCTAATCCCAATGGAGTATTTCCAATTCCTCCGATGATTGGAGTATCATCATCGAACATGCTTATTTTATAACACTCATCCCCATTTGTAAAACCCTTTCGCTTTACTTCAATTTTTTTTGTTTTGTTTATTAAACTTTCTTTTGTAATTCTTACAACACTTGGGGTTGGTTGTTGAACACCATCTACAAGTGTTAAAAATTTCTTTTCATTACATTTAATACTAAATACATAAGTGGTAACATTTACAGCAGCATCTTTAGGGCCGTCTCCACTACCACCGGTATTGCCTCCACCAGAATAACCATCATCAATTTTATCTAGTCCACCACCAGAACCACCGTTGCCATATTCATCGTATTGCATTAGTTGGTTATCCTGAGCTCTATTTCGTTTATCGTTAATAGCCATTAGTTTCTATCAGGTTTATTGTTCCTATTATAAGATGAATTTGGGTCATTAATATCAGATGACATTAATTGATTAGTGGATGAACCACCAAAATTAGATAAAGCTGTATTAATACCCTCTAATCTATTAGCATTCTCTATTGCTAGTTTAAACTCATCTTTCTTTTTACTCTTTTTTGGATTTGGTTTTTTAAAATCAGGAATAGGAAGTTCTTTTGGTACTTCTTTTTTTATTAACTTATCCAATTTTATTTCCTCATCTAAAGTATCATCATCAATATCATCAGTATCTTTTTCTTTCAATACTTCCATTTCGGGAATTTTAGCTTGTATAATAATATCACTTTCCCTTGATTTAATGACTGTATCTATTTTATCTATACTTGCATCAAAGACATTATCAACTTCAGTAGATGCTTGTATTGCCCTTGTTGGTAAAAACTTATCAACACACTCAATAAGTATTCTTTGTGATACTTTATAAACATCTTCCTTAGAAAATCTTAAAGATGGTTTAGTTGGTTTTTTCTTACCATAGTTTAAATCACCAATAGATGATACTCTATTTGAAAATTCATTATAAACTGCTTTTCTAAATGTATCATATATTTTGGTAACTGTGGTTTCAAGACCATTTATACCAAATTCTGATGTAAAATTATTATACCATTTTTCACCATATGTTTTTCTTATAAATCCACCAACTTCCATTGGATTAATCATATCTACGAAATTACCAACATATGGAAGTATATCATCTCTAAAATTTGAACCATCTACCATTACATTATATCTAGCTAACAAATCAGTTTGCTTAGATACGTCATTCATAAGAGGTAATAATCGTATTTCAGTTCTTGATGGTGAGATTTCTTTAATCCATAACTTCTCGTTCATGTTATCGAATCCAACTCTTTTATTAAGAAGAGTAATTTCAGTTTTGAATATACCATTATTATATCCAGCTTCTTTAACTAATCGTTCTGCATCAATAAAATATTCATTTGGAAATTGAAAAGCTTGAAGCTTAGTACCATCTGCAATTAAAAAGTAATCTTTAATATTTTCTGAACTAAGTGGTATGTATCTAACCAACTTACCATCTGTACCCTGTGGTAATTGATTTTCGTTGGCATCATAAACAATAAATTCAATCATATCGGAATCGGAGAATCCAAAAAATGATTGCAGGGTTCCTTCTTCGAATATTTCTCTATCTTTAGTAGAGATTCGATAACCCTTATTATCTATTATTTCTTTAAATGTCTTAATTGCCATTTTAACCTTTTTTGTTTTTTCTTAAATTAGTACTAAGACTTACAGTATCAGTTGAACCATCTGCGAATGTAACATTAACTTTTAATGATAATCCAGTATAATTCTGTCCTTTACCTTTCCATCCAATGCTTCTTCGTCTTGGTGATATCCCGCCTCGCTTTCCTGCAGGTGTTCCACTTCCTCCAATAACCGATTGGTCATATTCACACTCATATGTTTCAGAAGTTTCAGGTTCAATTGAACTTGCTCCTGATTTAACTTTGAACCATTTTGGGTCACCATCAAATACAAATGCTATATTAGTTATTTTATTATCAGTAGTAACATTACTTACTTCTATTGTATTTGTCATCGTTCTACCACCACCAGCATTGTGACTTGTTTTAGCCCACAAATTAGCTGATAATTGGCTGTCATCACCATCTCCATTATTTACTTTAACAGTAAATCCATTATCACCTCCACTAATAGCACCTTCTGCAGTTTGAGCAGATAACCCAAATAGTTGTTCTCTTAGTGATTCATTTTCTTGTAGTAATGCTTCAACTCTAGCAGTTAAAGATACTCTTGCTATTGCTTCATTAATAGAATTTTGAATTGCATTTGACAAATCAATAGTTGTCTCACCAATTTGTTCATTTGCAATTGTACTTTGTTCTGATGCTATATTAGCCTTTAGTATTTCACCCTCCAAGTTAATTAGGCTTTGTTCAAGTTCACTTTCTAATTCCTTTATTCTTGAATCACGTTCACCTAGCAATAGTTTTAAGTCTTCTATTTCCTGAGACAGTTTATCAATTTGTTCTAATGCACTATCATATAATGATTTAGGCACCATTGCTTCTCGTTCTTGAGCTGAGTTTGGTAATAATTCAGATATGGAAGTGTTAATTGATTTTTTTAACTCACTAGTATTGTACTTAGGTCTTATTAATTTGCCACTTATAATACCATCTGTTAAATCGGATTCTCTAAACAAGCGAATACCAGAATCATTTGTTTGTGGTAAAGCATCTGAACCACTTACAAATATCTTAGCAACTTGTGCCTCATTTTTTAAACCGCTATTCTTCATTCGTTATTATGAAATTAAACTAAATGTGTAATCGTTATCAAAGAAATAATCAACTCCACCAATTGTAATTTTAAATTCTATGTTATATACTCTATCAACTTCCCAGTTAGATAAGTTCAGTTTAAAGAAGTTACCCTCAGCATCACAACTTAATTTTGTGTAATTACTAAATGGAGCCATTACTTCACCTGAATGATAATCACATACTTGATAATATGATGTTGTTGGTAAGAATTTACTTATACCATATTGTGCCGTAGATGTGAATGATTTCAATGGATATAAATCTCTACCAACTACTCTCAATTTAGGTGTTGTATTTACTTTATATTGTTTTTTGAAATTTCTTATTCCAACTTTTATTTCTTCTGATATAAGTTCGGTTAATGAACCTGTTGCGAATGATACATCATTCCAGCCTATTCTGACCTTTGGTTGATGTATTGTATTTGTTTCTTTACTAAAGAACTTTAAGATTCCATAATCATTGGTATCTTCTTCAGATGAATTTTCATGTTTTATTATTAATCCCTCATTATCAATAGAACCACTTAACCAACTTTGGAAAATAGTAGTTACATCGGCATTTATATCTTCTGTTTTATATGCAAATGTTTGTGAACTATTTAAGTTAGAATACCAAACACCACCTTTTCCCGCAAAAGAGCCAGTTGAGTTTGCAGCAAAGACTGGAAGACCTCCTACTATATTGTTAACCCATCTAAGAGATGAATCACCTTCTCTATAATTCCAAGTTACTCCAGCGGTTTCTATATTATCAAATCTAGTACCTTTACCCATTTCCCAACTTTGAGATACTGGATAAATGTTAATATTGAATTCCAAAGGAACTTCCTCGGATTCAGTTTCTTTTAATATAAGTTTAGCCTCTTCGAACCCAACACTACCAGCTGATAGTGATGATGAGAATCCATTAGTATCGAATTTAAGAAGTGCTCTTGATACATCTTTAACACCACCATAGTAAACCTTACTTACCTCTAATACCTCATCTAAACCAGCGTTTTGGTCAGGTTGTTGTAGGTAAACCGATGCATCTTTTGATGCTGTTAGAAAATAGTATGCCATTATTTTGCTCTTCCTTTTATATCCGAATCTGGAAATTTAATTTCGAAAACCGATGGGTCTAAAGATGGATATAAAACCTTATCTTTGATTGCCGCTTCTATGTTATAATTGTTTGGTGCATATTGACCACCACACTTATTTACGATTTTTAATTTTGGAACTGAACTAACCCCATCAATGTTTGCTACAATCAATTCCAATTCAGAAATGTTAATCGTATTATTAAATGTGAAACTATCTATGTTGAAATATTCTTTTAATTCAGATATACAATCAGATAGAACTTCACTTTTATTATAATTCTTTAATGTTACTATTTCAAACTCAATACCTATATTAATTATAAATCCATCACTAATGTTTATACCATCAGTTAGAATTTTATATTCGTATAAATATGTTTTTAAATTTTCTTTTACTGCTCTATTAAGAACTGATAATTTTTTGTCTACATCATATCCCAATAAATAAAGATTGATTGCAAATGGATTATTTTTTTCATTATTATTTGAAGTCTTACCAACTAAGAATTTTTTAATCTCATCTTGGATAGATTTTCTGTTAGGTTCTTCCTCCTCTGGCTTCTGTACAAACCCCTCAACCAAATCAGTAAACTCTTTAAGAGCATCTGGTGAAGCTAAAATAGAAGATGGTGAGTTATTATCCAATGTACCATCTGCCGTAGCATATGCTTTTGCAATAGCACCAAACTTAGTTGGCATCGATAGAGCTCTTATTTGATAATCTTTAGCAGTAACAGCTCTATTTTGTGAACCATAGTTTGCTAATGCATTTTGTCTAATTTCCTCAATCGTATCACCACCCTTACCACCAGTTGCAGGAACTTCGTTATCAATTGCAATTGATTGTTTAGCTGCATTATATACTCCTAATTGGGTCGATGTAAATAATTGTATGTCTTCTTCGTATTCAACTCCATTAATCTGTGTAATTGAACCTTTGGAAACATTTGACTCCACACCACCGCCAACTAAATACTTTATAGTCATGGTTGTATTGGATGGAGATGTTCCATATGTTTTTGTTTTAAGAAAGTTAGTTGGGTCAAACGATTCTTCTAATTTAGAAATAGAATTAGGTAATCCCAATCCTACATTTTTAAAAGAAGGAATAATTGTCTCCTCACTAACCGTGGGGTCTCCACTTCCAAACTGAATTGTCGTTGTACTGTCCGGGTTTACTTGTTTTACAAATCTACGAGATGTTTTAAGTGTGTTTAAAATATAAGGAGCAGTTTCTTTAAATTGAAATAAATCTGGGTCGTTGTTTTCGGTATTCGGATAATCATTAAATACCAATTCTTGTGCTAAATAAGGAACTTCATAATATTTGTTTCCATCTCCATCTCGTACATCATAGATATCTATAATATCGGTATCTGATAAATCAATACTTTGGAATTCTTTATATGACCCAAATGTCACTTCTTCTGTTTTTATTGTTGCAGATATTGCTTGAACTTGTTTTTTAACTAAATAGAATGTAGGTTCACCACTCACCTCATCTCTTTGATATATTGTAATTTCTCTATCTCTATCATCAGAAAAATCTACAACATCTTGAGTAATAAATTCTATTCCATTAGTAGACTCACTTCGCATACCTTCTTTAATTCTTAAAAAGTAAGTTGTATCAAACGTATTATCTGAACCAGCTCCTATTGACGGTAGTAGTTGGTAAACGGAAAGGGTTGTTACTGCTGGTGCAGATACTCTTGGTTTGTATCCTAAGTATTGTGAAAGAGCTATTACATTCTCAATATCATCAGCATGAGTCATTAATGATTCTTTTAAAGTATCATCTACATAATACGATAATGAATCTCCTACATACGATGCCATTTCTATGAACATCATACCAGGCGATGACTCATTGAAATCAGAATATGTTTGAGGGAAGTAAGTTTTAGCAAACTCTATTAGATTACCCCGAAAGGCACTAAAATCTTTGTTAAGATATTTTATGTCTTTACCTTTGTTCTTAAAGTTCTTTGATGTTTTTGTTATTGCCATATCGTATTATCCCTGCACCGTGAATGTTAGAGTTTCTAAATTAATATCTTCTCCTATTTTAAATTTAATTGAAACATTTATTTTGTTGTTATCTCTCAATTCATCAGTTGATTCAATATCAATTTCTTCTGCCGTAATATAAGGTAACCATTGTTCTAGACTTTCGTTTATAGTATCTTCAATTCTACCTTCCAAGTCATCTACGTTTGGTTCAAACAATAATGATTGTAAGCCACTACCAAATTCGGGCTGTAAAATACGTTCACCTCTTTTAGTAAGTAGAAGATTTTTAATATTTGATTTAGCTTGGTCTTTAGTTTGAAAAGATTGCTCAAAAGTACTATCACCAAATTGTAATGGTAACGTAACACCAATTGCATAACTCTTAAATGCAACGGTATCTTTAACTATTCTTCTTCCTAACTCAACTGCCATAATCTATATTACATTCCAGGTCTCCAAGGACCTTTTGATTTATCCCAAGCTTTTATTAACTGAGAATTATCTCTATTTAAAACTCTATCCAACCCAGCTAGTCCAGTTGATACTCCCAATCCAGATTTAACTCCAGTTGGTTTCATATCACCATAACCCATTTTATCAGCTATACTTTGTGCTCCCAATGTATGAGTGGAGTTTGAATCAAACTCCATTGTTCTTTCAGAAACTTCAGTTGGTGCACCAGCATAAGCAGGTGGTTGTCTATCTAATACACTTCTAGATGTATTTTCACTTATACTAAGTGGTTGTGTTTGTTGTAATACCTTGTTTAACATTGGGTTTTTACTTAAAACTCGTTCTGTTTGGATTGGTCTTTCCTCAACATTATTATCCATAAATGTTGGTTGCTTTGGTGTTATGGCTTTTTTAAGTTGTTTGTTTTCTCTTAACAACTTTGCCATTTCTTTCTTTACACCTTCTTTGACTAGTTTAGGAAGAACCACTTTGATTTCTTCTGCTACTATGATTTGTATTGCTTTAACTAATTTTTCAGTATTCATTGTTGTAATGGTTTCCTTTCTATATAAATATTTGTTTTATTGTTTTTTGATTTTTATTTGCATTTAGTTCCACCCATTTCCAATTGTTTTATGAAATCAGGTAAAATATTTTCTAATTCTTCGTCAATTACATCATCTGGTATTGTTTCATCTATGACATCTTGTAATAACGTACCATCACTATTAGTTGATGTGTTCTCATTTAATTCATTAACTATATCGGAATCAGATTCTTCTATACTGGTAGCCTCACTCTCATCTTCTGATGGGAAGTTAGGATTTGGCCTAGGAATGACAGGTGGGACTAAATAACCAGTCCAAGGTATAACACCAGGTGCAGGTACGGGTGTCAAAGGCCCTGGGTATAATGATGTTGTTTGTATAATCCCACCCACGCTGAATAAATGTATAACGGCAGCTAGAATAAACATATTTATCATTATTTCTTGTTTTTTAGCCGGTTTTAATGGTGGGTATATTGGCCATGTTCCAGGATTAATTGCTATATTTGAATTTACTACTATATTTTGAATTGAACCAGGTGCAGGTATTAGTGGTATTGGAAATGGAGACATTTGTGCACCAATCCAATAAGCTTTTACACCATTACCAAATTCATTTACTAACGAAAAATTTTTACCAGGTGGAGTTGCCAATCCTTTTAACAAAGCAATTAGAAAAAGACTTTTCATTAACTCTTTGTTTCCCGTTTGAATTGATTCTAAGTTTATAAAATCCTTTCCTCTTTTTATTGCAGCATCATATTCATCTGACCAAATAGTTGCAACTTGGTTAATGCTTAGTGATGAATTTCCAGTTGGACTGGTTTTCCTTAATACATTTAGTTTAAATAATGACCAAGACATTTTATTTTAATTGCACATTAGAACTTAACATAGACTTTAATTTATTTTTTAACGTTGAAAACAAAGCTACATTAGTTGGGCCCAATGATGTTGGGCCTGCCGGAGTTACATATATTTGTTTGGATATTAAATCTATTAGTTCCCCTAGCAGTTTTACTAAAGTTTCACCTTTAGGTGCTTTTTCTAAAGTACCATCAGTTCCTAACTTAATAATAGCATTACCTATATTAAGATTAAAATTAAAATCCTTTGTATTGATATCAATTTCATCATCAACCGTTATATCTATACCTCTACTTGCATCAATTGAAAACTGATTATCAGTTATGAATCCCATATCTAATTTACTTGCAAATATCATTTCTTGAGATTTTGCTGAAAGAATTATCCTATCAGAATTTAATAAGATTTGATTTCCTTTAAGTTCGCTTGGGTATTTTGAAAATGATTCCTTTTTATTTTCAATTGGAAGTGTGTATTCTAGTATTTTTTCACCACTACCTAAAAATATAATATTACCATCTTCGTTTACGTTTTCTTCTACCAATGATTCTTCAGGTAACTTTCTATTTTCCGGAGATTCACCACTCCTTAGAATTAATGTGGGAGAAAATACATTTTCACTATTGTTATATCCACTAAGTCGTATAGATTGGCCAAATCTGCTTTGGAACAATACATCACCCTCATATAATTTTAATTTGTGTATACCTTCTTCTGCGGTAAAGTAATCACCATAACCATCAAGGTCATTTATTGAATTGGAGTCCTTACGAGTGATACCAGTGTTACTCACATTAGAATATTTCTTTCCTGTGTTGCTAGATTTTACTTTCTGTTTACCTGGAAATAAAGTTGAAATTGCATTTGTGGGTGATGATGTGTTTGGGGATGACCCTTTAGCAATTTGTGTGTAAACATAATTACTTCCAAACTTTTGTACGAATACGGTTTGGTTTCTAATTGGTAATATTGTTACAGTAGAATCAAGTGGTTTGGCTATTATAAGTTCATTGTTTTGAATACTACTCATTAACCTACATTGTATAGAACCTATGTCAGCTAAAGTACTTCTACCACTTTTTATTTCAGGATGAGATTCATCTAATATTACAGAATATACAATTGCTACCTCATTTTCATCAAAATTCTCTATAAATGACGAGGCTGCTTGACTGGCTACATTCCATAATAAATTTCCACCAAAAAAACTCATATTAACTTTGTATTTTTTGTTTAACTTCTTCTATATCGTTTTGAATATCATCGATTTTTGCAACTTCGTCTTGGATTTGTTCAACCTCCGAAAGAAGTTGTTCTCTTTCCTTATCAGTAAGGAAACCAGTATCACCTTCATTTTTTTGACTTGATGCTACAATTCTTTGTGCAATAGTTGCCAACTTAACCAATTGGTCATCGTTACGAACTGATGTATCTACTAGGTCTTTTATAACAGGTGCTAGTACTGCCATATCACCAGCATGTCTAATTGTTTTTTTAATTTCTGCAATTAGTTCTGAGATATGTTTTTTCTTATTTGTTTGATTGTTGTATATATCCTCAAATAACCCACTAAGGTTTTTACCTGGGAATAATTCGAAATCTGTTGACATATTTTTTATAGATTATTATTCTATATATAAATATCAATAAAGAAAAAAGTGGGTTTTATGTGTACTTAGAGTGAGTCTCTAAGTGGTTAGATGGTAATGTTAATAAGAAAAGAACTCATCATCATTGTTATCAGATATTTCACCATGGTCTAGATATTCATTTAACATCTTCGTTTGATGAGTTTTCATAACATTAACTACTTTTGTAATGTAATGTGTTTTACAATCTGTCATTTCTCTTATAAGAAGATATAAATGTTTTTTATTAAAATTTTCTATAAATTGACTTCTTCTGAATAATTCTAATATAGCATCTGCTATCTGCACATCTCTTTTTTTAGTAAATACCTTTGTAAGATTTTTATCCCAATACTCTAGCATCAATTCTTTAAATTCTGCAAACTCGTTTCCTTTTTGTTCGTGATAAAAATCATTCTCAGGATTCCAAGTTTCGGGCATCTGAGAAAGTAGTGCCGTTTTTTTATAACGTTTATAATTCCCATTATTACTAAGAATTAAATGGTTTTTTGCAACAATAGAAAAATAAGAAAATGCTCTACCCTTATCAGGTTTAAACATATGTATCTTTTGAATCAATATAGATACTACTTCCTTTTTAACATCTTCTTTAGATACATCAAAGTATGAGAACTTAAATGTATTTAGAATATTTTCTGCTAGTTTTTCAAACGGAAATTGGATTCTATCTTTATATATTTGATTTCTCTCCTTTGGGTCAGTACTAGCATTATATTCAATGATAGCATCTTGAGCAGGTGTACCGAAATATATTTTTGATTTCTTTTTTCTAGGTCTAGGCATATTTTATAAATTTGTTTTGTACTTTTCAATAGTATCTTTCAACTCTTTGAAAACTACCCCAACTTCATCATCCGATTCAAATGAACCTCTGATGTCTATTTCTTTCATATCACTATACATTTTTTCTAAAGTACTGATAGATAATTCATTTAGATTATCCATATCATTAGCTATTGTTTCTATTTGTCTAACTAATTGCGTACCCCTTACAACAAAAAATATATTGGATATTACTAAAACTCCAATTACTATGTATAAATAAATTTCTTCCATTTTGATATTATATTTACTAATATACGAAAAAAAATTCAACTTTCCAAATTAAGCCTCGCCTTTTTTTCCAAAGAAAGGAAATAGTAGTGATTCTGGCTCTTCTTGTTCTTCTATTTCTTTCCTTTGATGTTTTTCTAATTTTTTTATTCTTTCAATAATCTTATTATCGAATCCATTCTCATCAATTAAGCCTTCATCCATTAATTCTTCAACCAAAGTTTCTAATATAATTTCTAAAGTTTTAATTTTTTGTTCCAATATGTAAAGTCTTTTCATATGGGCTATATAGTTAAAGAACCAGTTGTAACATTTAGTGAATGTAAGAATTCTTTAAAATCTATATCCGATGGAGTTTCGTAATCCAACTCTCCAAATGCTTTAGTGATTGAATTATTATGATACCCCATTGATGATGCCATTCGAACACACATAATTTTAAATTCATGTATATTCATATCGTCTGGTACATCAAACGTTATGTTTATTGCCTCTCTATTTTTAGGCTCTTCGGATTTATATGATAATACTCCCATTATACTAATTGATATCCTTTATCTAAAAGAGGTTGAGCTTTTTTGTATTTAACAAATTCCATTTCTCCTTCAGGTGATTGTAACATTACTCTTTCATTTCTACCAGGTTTCTTTTCTGCTTTAATTTGTCCACTATATCTTCTAATAGATGAATTAATACTAATACCATCAATAGAATCAATTAAACGCTGTGCAGTAATGCATTCAAATAAACCTAAGTCATTCATATATTCCTCTTGGTCTTTCCATTCTTTCTTATCTGATGAGAATTCTACTACACCTAAGTTATCGGTATCCACTTTAAACCATTGATGTCTAGCAGTTTTTCTAATCTTTTGTTTACCATATGGTTTACCATCCATTTCTTTTTCAAAATAAACAACCATCTCTTTAGAGGTTTCGATAACTTTTGGATTTACCAATGTTAACTCATCATAATCACCACCAAATTTAATAGTAACAATACGTTTATCTATTCCAACATCAGATGCATTAACTGCATACTCTATACCTTTAGATATTTTTTCTTTATATTTTGCTAACTCTTCGTTTGAGACTGGAGTTTTTTCAATTCTTTTTACTATCATAATATTTTTCTATTTCTTCAGTTAAGTATTCTACTGCTTCTGAACTACCCATTACTGCTCCATACTTTGCATAAAAAGGAATCCATTTATCTTTATCAGATTTAATTCGTTTGTCTAATTCATATTTTTCAGGCAATATAACCTTTATATAACTCATAATAAATCTTCAGGTGTTTCTCTATAAACTCTATAACTATCTTCATCAAAGTGTTCAGTGGAAACCTCAAATACAATTGAGTTATCTTCTAATGCAATTAGTTGATGAGGTTGACCTCTTTCAATTGTAACCGATTGTCCTTTCTCTAAAGTACTACCTTCTAATTTACCATCTTCTACATTTAGCCAATTGAATTGGAATCTACCTTCTTCTACATCTCAACTTTCTTTTTTCTGAAGGTGGTAATGCATTGAGAATCTATTTCTATCCTTTGTGAATACCAATAACTTACCACAGTACTCATTATCATTATGAATCCACAATTCATATCCCCATTTCTTTTCAACTCGCTTAGGAGTTGTTATATTAGTTTCTATAATCATATTGCGTAACTTTGTGTGTTTAATAATCCACTATATTCACATGCATTATATTTTCCCATGTGTGGTATAATTGCAAGTTCTTTTGCTTTAGCCTCTACCATTACATCAACATCCATTCCATATAGTTTAGGAAGTTTGTTAATGTAATCTGAATGTGCTTGTTCTTTTATTTTTGTATTTTCTTCATGCAATCGTTTTGATTCAGAATAATGAACAATTGGTTTTATACCAATGGGCCAAGTAGTTGCTGCCAACTTCAATGCATCTTCTTCAGTTAATCCACCTGTACAAAATTGGTGGTGATGATAATCAAATACAATAGGAATACCAATTTGTTCATGTAAGTACATTAAATCTTTTACGGAATACATAGATTCTTTATCATCGTTCTCAACTGTTAATCTACTTCGTACTGATTTTGATAATCTTTTGAAGTTTTCACAAAATCGTTTCATAGCCGAATCTTTATCTCCATAAACTCCATTACAATGAATATTGATTTTATTATAATGTGATTGTTCTAATCCCATTAAATCAAATATCTTAGCATGTAACTCCAAATCTTTAATTGTATTTTCCACAACATGAGGTCTTGGTGAAACTAATACATTGAAAGGGCCAGGATGAGATGTGATTCTAATACCATTCTTTTTGGCATAATTGCCACAAGCCATTAGTATAGTTTTAATTCTAAGATAGTGTGGTGATTTTTCTATTTCATACTCTGAACCCCAAGGAAACATCTCAGAAGATAATCTGAATAGTTTAATATTATTCTCGTTATTCCATTCTAAAATTCTATACAAGTCTCTAGCATTTTGTAATGCTAGTTCAGTTGCATATTCAACTCCCCTTTCTATAAATGTTCGTTTAATCATTGAACGATTGGTAGTTACTTTTGGCTTTTGACTCGATAGAGTCATATTAATACAAGCGTATCCTAAATTCATTTCGTTAGATTTATCATTTGTTATAAACAAATATACGAAAAAATTATTTAAAAACCAAATTTATTTCAATAAGTTTTTGAATCGAAGTTGTCAGGATAGTTTGTATCTTTTTCGTTTTTGATATAAGTTAACCAATAGTTAACTGCATTTTGATTATTAATCCACTTACTTCTATCGCCCCAATTAAAATTAGGTCTTGCATAAAATGGAACTTCATTCAGTACATATTGGGCTCTACGAGATGATGCAGGAACTACCTCATCAATTAACCCGTCACCGGTATTATCATATCCATCAACCGTACCATCACCATCTATATCTATACCTCTACGAGATACATCTTTTTTTAATAAATCAAACTCAGAAACTATTTCCTTTAATGCTTCATTTGGTTCTGATGAATTTTCTCTTTCTTCTAATATTTTAGAAATTTCCTTAGATGTAAGTTCTGTATCATCTGACTCATTAGCTAAAGTTTCTTCTAAACTTTCTATTTTAGAATCCTCATCGGGTTCAATACCCCACTCCTCTTCTTCATTATATAACTCATCACTATCATCATCTTCGGGCTCCTCACCATATAACTCTCTCTTAGTAACTATCTTTTCTTTATCATCAATTCCCCTATCTACTTTTAAAGCATTGTTAAAAGAGATTACAAGCGCTACTGCTAACGGGTCAAATACAAAGATAATGATTAGTATAAACCAATTGATAATAACATCCATAGGTTTATCTAATAACCCACTAAGGTATTGTAGAGGGCCCAATTCCGATGATACCCCTTCATCGGATTCTACATCTAATATTCTTAATTGAATTGTTTGCAATGAATCTGCTACTACTTCTCGTTTTGATTGAACACCTTTACGATTCTCTTCTTCGACTGATATTCTTTTTTGTGATAATCTTAATTCGGTTGTGGAAATAGTATTTCTAAATCCAGTTGTAGATGCCGTATCTCTGACTTGGATGCCAGTTGATTTAGCATTAGATAGAGTTGATATGTTTTCGGATATTCTATTTAACTCAATATCATATCGTGCAACATCATCTGCCCAAAACTTTTCTTTTTGTTGTAAGAATGCTAATTGCTTTTCCTTTACACTAAATTGATTGAATGTATCTTGGAATGCCGATGTTAGGAATCCATAGATACCTAATGATGTTATTAGAATTAAAATAAGAACTGCTCCACTTAGGTATATCCTAAATGATTTGTTTATTTTATCCCAATAATTGTATAGGTACCCAGCCGTTATAAGTTTAGCTAGTTCTAATGAACTTGCCATTATTATTACGGATACAGCTGCTCCAGCAAATAGTTTAGATAAACCACTTACCGAAAAGAATGCAGCATTGAATGCAACAAACAATGCAGTTAACCCTAATAATAACGTTCTGAATTTCATTTGTGGATTTTAACGAATTAAATTTCCAGTTAGTTCTAATAACCTTTCAATTTTTTTCGTTAACTTTATGGCGTCTGATTGGTTAGATGGTCTCTTTCCTTCTAACATTTCAGCAATTACTTTATTGGAATTTAAGATTCCTTCTAGGTATCCTTCTATCTTTTCTTTGTATTCTGGTTTCATAATAACAGTCTTTATTAGTATATATAAATATTAAATAATCAAAAAAGGGAGATTTTCACAACCTCCCTCCATTTGATTGATACCACTAAAACTAGAATCTAACCTTTATTTTTTTAGATTTTCGTTCTTCTTTTTTGTCCATAACAATTGTTAGAACACCATTTTCAATTGATGCCTCTGATGTTGTTCCATCAAAATCTTTTCCAACTTTGAATCTTAAATTTATATTACGAACTACTGCATTTACCTTTTTGGCTTTTGCTTTAATTGTAATATTACCTTCGGTAACATCAACATCCACATCCTTTGGATTGTGTCCTACTACATTTACAATAAGTTCTTGTCTACCATCTTCTAGCATAGTGATAGAATAGTTTCCTTGATTGTATTCAATTGGGTTATCCCAATTTGATTTACCTAGTGGAGATAAATCATTAAATAAATTTTCGATTGTATAAATCATATTTTTATTTTTAAGTTAAACATTTGATTTATATATTACCAAATTTGTACCAATTTATAATAAATGACATAATGTCAGTTTTACTGACAATTAGTCTTCTATGTATTTTGATGTTAATGCCCTATATAGAACTTCTAACTCCTCTTCACTTGTACAAAATCCCAATCCATCAAAATCTAATATTTCAACAAAATATTGATTTGGGCTTAATCCCATGTTTTTTAATTCCAATTCATCATCAGATGAATTTGTTACAAACCTAGGAGCATATCTATCAGTTCGTTCCTTTGGAATTGCAATTGTCCAAAAGTATGCTTTGTCTAACTCATCACCCTCTTCAACATCTTCTCTATTTTCCATAAAATCACCAGTACCTTTGTAATCATTCGAGATATGTTTTGACCAACCTTGTCTTTTAAAAGTTTCATCAGTTAATGGCGTAACTTGTAATTTTACTTTTCTCATTGTAATACAATTCTGATGGTTTCTTGTATGTCTTCAAATCTTGCTTTTACAATAAGTGTATCACCTACCATTTCATCTATTGGTGCTATAACTGTATTTATTTCTCCACCATCACCACTATATGAAAACTCATTAATGGTTGGTACAATACTTCCAGCAAATCCAGTTACATAAGTTGTATCTACATCAACCCAATCACCCAATACATTTATAGTTCTTCTAATGAAGACATACGCAGTATCATTTAAAGTCCATTGATGTGATGATTCCCATTCAACTAATTGTGGATATGGTTCTTCGCCGTTATTTAAAAGTTTACCACTTATTCTGTGAATAGTCTGAATAGAGTTTTGTGTAGAGTTTAGTTCTAATTTATATAACCCATCATCGGTTGTATCTAATCTACTATCTAGTTCGAGTGTATAGTTATCTGGTAATTCATCCATGATAGTATCCTCACAACTTGTTAGTAGTGTAAGTAATATCAATACTGATATGAATAGCAAAATAAACTTTAACAATTTAGTTGTTATTTTTTCAGTTTGTTGTTTCCTATACTCTTTATCGTTCATTATAATAATTTAGTTAATATACTATCCCATGTTGGATACTCATTTGGTTTGTTGTTATTTTCCCAATCCAATCCGAATCTTAATAACTCACCCTTAAACTCACCAGCACCATTCTTAATTCTATCATCAATAAGGTAATCACCCATTAATAAATCTTTTCTGTGAGTGATAAACATTTTCTTGTGAAATAAATCTCCAAAGTAATCTTCAATCCAAAATCTTTTATCTGCATTACTCTGAGGGTTACCCCATGGAGCAGAAGTAGCAATCATTAATTCATACTTACCACTTTCGTGTAATTTCTTTACAGCCTCAATAGCACCTTTCATTGGTGGTGCAATTCTGAATAATCCTTGAATATGGTCAGGAAATGTTTTATATCTTTCTTTTAAATGTGGATGATTAGTAAACCAATCTTCTATTGCCTTACCGAAATCAACCAAAACCCCATCCATATCAATGTAAACTATTTTTTTCTTCAATACTTTTTTGTTTTTTATGTTATTATTATCACTCATTTACTATGTAAATATACAAAATTTATTTGACATTACCAAATTTTTCATCAATTATTTTAAGTATTCTGGTCCATAATAAGACCAATTATCAGTACCATCAAAGATGTTACCTCTACTATGTTTAGCAGGTGTTCTCCAACTAGCAGGTTTCAGTAGGTCTCCTTTTTTAATTGGTGATTGTTTTAATTCACCATCTATCATAGATACGAATGCCCAAACAGTATCACCATCCATAATTTTAAGGTATTTACTACCTTTACTGATTTCTAATGATTCGTATGGTTTGTATGAGAAATTATTATTCCAATATGTTTCTCTTTCGTTGTTTACTTTTTCAAGCCAAAATTCAAATTTAGTTTTCATGTTTTAGTGTTTTAAGGTTTAACGTTTTGGGAGAATCACCCCCACTCAATTACAAGACTAATATACAAAAAAAAGTTGAGACTACCAAATGTTTTCCCAACTTTTTTTAATAAATTTTAATAAATTTTATTGATACGCACTCAATAATCTAAGTACATCATCCAATGCTGCATGTCTATGGTTATCCAATAGGTTAACTGAATATACGTGATTAGAAGGCTTTACTTTAGGAACTTCATGTATTGCTGAATCATTTGGAAACTTTAAATCTATTTGTTGAGGGTCTCCAGTTAAAATCATCGTTGACCCTTTACCCAATCTACCCAATACCATACCAAGTTGTTGCTTGGTTAAGTTTTGATACTCATCAACTATTACTATTGAGTTTTCAAATGTCCTTCCTCTAAAGTGAGTCAATGACACTAATTCAATATGCTCATCCTTCTCCATCTTTTCTAAAATGGCAGGTTTGTTATAAACTTTTCTCATATTGGAACGAATTGGCACTAACCAAGGCTCCATCTTTTCATCTAATGAACCAGGTAAAAATCCATTATCTTCATTTGATATGGTTGGTCTTGTTATAACTATCTTATTGCACTGTCTTGTAAAAAACATATCTAATGCAATTTGTACTGCTAATAAAGTTTTACCAGAACCTGCTTTTCCTTGAATAAAATTGTAAGGGTGATACATTATTGCGGTTTTTGCTAACTTTTGTTCATCCGATAAAGATAAGTTAAATTTAATCTTACCTTTAGGTGGAACTTTTGTGATGTTCTCTGCCATTTTCTAATTAATAATTGTTATCTTATGCGATTTTTTAGTTGGATTTTTTCGTTTGGGTTTGATTGTTTTTTCATACTTTACAATCTCAGCACAAATTTCGTATTTTTCCATTCGTTCACACAAATTTAGTAATCTATGTAAAGCCAACATATAATCCGTCTTCTCTACAACTGATACAATATCAATGTTAGAAAATTCAACAAGTATAATAGAAGGTAAGCTTCTACTATGTGCGTCAATTAAAAGGAATAAGGATTGGGTAAGAAACTCATCTCCGTAGTTATACAAATACTCATTCAATGTGGTATTATTGAGAGAGAAATATTTTCTCCAGTCAACATTTGCTAATGGTTTATTCTTCATAACCTGTAAATGTTAGATTGTTACAATTATAAATATAAAATTTGAAAAGTTTTTTGGTAAAAGTTAGAATATTTAGTATTATAGCTTGGGTTTTGGTCTCTTACCAGAGTTTCCAATTGCACCCTTGTCTTCTATCCAACTTTCAAATTCACCATCCCACTCCCAGTATTTACCATCTTTGAATACGGTTTCATTTGCCGTAGTACCCTTTCTTCCAATTGGTGGATAAAGAGATATCGGTGATGATACGGGTTCATTGTTTTCGTTGGTACTCGTATTAGTTTGTTCGGATGGAGAATCTTCTGGAATATCTTCTTCTTTTGAATATCCATCAAAATCACCCAACTCATTAGTTGGTATTAATCTATCATCATAGTTTGAAGATGGTTTGGATACAACCCAGCTTAAATATTTAAGTAGCTCTTCAATCTCATAAGTAGGTATTGCTTCTAATGAACCATCGGCACCAACTTTATAATTTGAATTAACAAATAAATTTTTTCTAACTTCAACTTGGCCTTTTATTTCGTTTCTATTTAAGTTGATACTTAATTCTTTTTTACGTAATGCCTCAACTTTTTCTTTTAATGGTTTTATGTCAACAACTACAATATTCTTTTTTTCAATAATATCATTTACTCCAAATGGTCTACCTTTTGTATATTCGGCCTCTAATACTTTGAGGAATTTTTTAGTTGCCCATAACTGAGGTATTCCATCAAGACCATCTTTTAGGGAAACCACGAAATCAAAATTTATATCTGGATTATCTGTTGTTTTTATTTTAGATAAATCATATTTAACAACGTTTACTTTTACTTGTGGATACTTAGCTTTAGTTGGGTCGTTTGTTAGTCCAATTGAAATGGGTGTTTCTGGTTCTTTCGAATCTACATATAATGGTATACTACTATTAACATCAAAATCACCAATAACTTGATAGTCAATTTCCTCAGAAATTGGATTAAAATTTTCTCTAATACTTCGAAATCTTCTCTTTCTATTTTTTCGTTTAGAACCTATGAGTTTCTGTATAATACTACTTTTACTTGATTTCTGCGAGGTTTGTGGAGATGCTGCTGCAGATGTTGGTGGTGGGGTTGGGATTGGTGATGGGGGATTATTCGTGCTAGTATTACTGGTGTTACTATTGGTATTACCACTATTACCACTATTACTTGGACCTGTTTGAATTTGATTTGAATTCGGACTTCGTCTTTCTGCCATTGTTATTCCCTTTCTATATAAATATTAAGTTTTAAGAAAGGTTACACACTCAAGAAATCATCATCATAAAATTTAACCTCTACACCCGCCTCATCAAACATTGTCCAACTTCTTTCAGCTGATTCTGCCCACTTAGGTCCGTTGGCACCACCACCTCTTTCACAGAATATTCTAACGATACCAGCATTGATAATTCCTCTAGCACAATCGGAACAAGGAACTCCACAACTTAAATACATAGTACACCCTTTGGTAGATACACCTATTCTTGCTGCATTATAGATAGCGTTACGTTCACCATGTTCAAACCAAAAGTATTTCTCTGGTCTTTCTTGTCTGTCTTTTCTGAAATCATCTATTCCCCTTGGAAAGGAATTATAGCCAGTAGATACTATTTCTTTATCTTTACCAACTATGATAGCACCTATTTGAGTTCTATCATCTTTGGATTTTAGTTTAACTTGATGCGCTAAGTTTCTAAAGTATTCTACCCACTTCATTACTTAGCCCATTTACCCCTTTGAACCAATTGTGAGATTATACCATATACTGATAAATCTTCATAAGTATCTTGAATTGCCTCTCCAACTTCATCAGGTTGTCCTAATACTACTAATTGTTTGATTCGTTGAATTTTGTCATTCTTTCTGAAGAATAATCCTGTAAGGGCTAACTTAACATCTTCCTCAGTCTGAAGTGATGTACCTACTGAAATATTACCTGGGCCGTAGTTTCTTTGTTTTTTACAAAAAGTAACGTACATCTCATCTAATATATTTTTGAACTCTTCACAAGTTTCTGGATATGTTCTTTCACAAAATTCTTGTGCTGTTTCTTGTTTTGACATATTTTATATTTTATGTTTATAAACAAAGATACGAAATATATTTTTAATATCCAAACATTTTCAACTAAATTTAAAAAAGAAGAAAAAAGTTCAAGTTTTTTTACGTTTTGAGAATTTGGTATATATGTATATACACTACAAGACAATACTCCGAGGTGATGCTATGAGTTTAAATGCATCTAAACTTCAATAATAAACGATTGTTGGTTCAGGTCAATTTTCTTTTTTAAAAATTTCAAAACAACAGTAACAGTGTAACAGGTGTAACAGTTATAACAGTTAAATAATAAAAAATTAAAATAAAAATTTAAAAGTAATAACTAAACAACTTCATAGGTGAATTGGTCTATTCTCCTTACTACTCTATATACTCTACTTGTAGGGTCATTCGAATCTAGCTCATCTCTTTTGGATTCTGCGTCTGATTGAGAGTCAAACTCATCCATGGTATCTTCTGAATTTAATTTATAAACCCAAATCTGTCTTTTTGCCCAATTAGGGTCAGTTCCATTATCAACAGGAACTAATTGTTTTTGTACTGCGTATTCTTTCATAATTCAACTCCTCTTTTTTGAAGTTCATTTTTAATCACTCCCTTTTTTCTTTTATAAGAAGGAGATTCATATAACTTTTTTAATTCCTCCGTAGTAGCTCCACTTACAGTATAATGTTGCATGAACCATTTGTTGGTCATTTTTCCATTTCTATCTTTTATGTATTGTTTACTACTTGGTTTTAATTTCGCAGGCATTGTTTTTATATAAGTTTGTTCTTATTTAAATATATGAATATATCATTTCCAATAATTTCTCCGAATCTAACATCAGATGGATAATGAACTTTTGCTACTACCCTACTCTTTCCTATATCCTTACCTAATTTTAAAAACTCCATTTTATGGGATGGGTTTAATTTAGCTAAATAGTTTCCTACTAACATACCTTGAGCAGCATGACCCGATGGGTATGATGGAGAATCTTTTGTTGTATTTTTAATTTTATTTGTATCTAAAGGAATTTCAAACTCTTTAGCTAACATATATGGTCTTGGTCTATTGTAGTGATATTTTAAATCTAATACAATAGAACCAGCTACATTACCAAGTTCTATCACCTTATCTTTTGGAAAGTCAACATCTAATTGTTCACACAAATCTTTGAATGATTTAGTAACCTCATCCATTCTTAATGTAAACTCATCATCACTTGGAATCTGAGATATATTAATTAGCTCATATATAGTCCTCATTGATTCATTCTTATGTGGTGGATTTGATTTGTATTTTTCGTAATCAAAATCTTTAACAATAGAATCAGGAATCTCAGCAATACGTTCAGCATGTTTTGGCTCAACGGATTCACTGTTTTTAAGATTCTTAATCTTAGCTACGTTTTTGAAATCATATACTAACATATCTATAAATATGTTATTCTATAATAATAGTTGTTTTTTCTAACTCAACACCATTACTATTAAGAGTAAAATATAATTCTTCGTTAGGAAGTGATTTGGTGTAAATGTTTTTTGTATTGATACCAATTGTAGGAATTATAGATTCTTTACTAATCACAGAACCATTCAGTTCGGTTATTACTAATATATGTTCTTCAGTAGTTAACACCTCAAATGAGTACTCTTGTCCATTTATAACTTGAGATATGGTTTCCTCAAATATCATTTCGTATTGTGGTAGGGGTTGCACTTCCATCAACTCTTCTGGTTGACATGCTACTAATATTAAGAATATGATTATATACTTCCTCATTTTATTATAAGATTTATTTTATTACCATCAGTATCAACTAATTCAAAAAACTTTAATCCTAACAATCCTAATGTAGAACCAGTATCCGAAGTTATATTAAAGTTAAGTGTGTATGTTATTCCACCATTTAATGTATTGGAACCATCAGAACTAAAAGAGCCAATTGTTATATATCTACTTCTACTCGTTGTAAAACTATCGATTGATGAATCGGATACTTCTGAATCTAAGTAAACTAATTTTTCATTATCGAAATAAACCTTAAACTGAGAGCCTGTTATATTGTGGGTATTATTCGGTATATCTATTGTCAACTTTAATTCATCACCTTCTTTAACAATATCCAAAACAACACTTTGTTCAGTTGAACTATTTTTAGTAGATGAAATCTTACTACTCATTGAATTTGTAGCTGTTGTAAGATTACTTGGTTCGTGTGAATGTGAAAAGTTTACATCACCCATAAAGGCAACTTGGTATGTTTTAGATTGTTCTAATGTAGTAGAGTTTGGTGTATAAGAATCTGAAGTAGTATTTGGTATCCCACTACTCCAATTTGTTGTACTCCAATCATCATATCCACTATTGAATATCTTAACTACATCAGAAAATGTTTTATCAGCGAATGGGTCTGTATCACCATAGATATGTTGTAACATTAATTGAGTATCTACGAAATTAAAAGAACCATCTTCATTAACATCACCAAGTACATATTCAATACCTGTTGAGAATACACTACCACCACTATTACCAGGACCACTTCCACCAGATGTAAGTTGATTAAATGCTATTACTAAATCTTGTACTGTTATTACATTATCATATTCATCATTATAGTAAGTTCCATCTACTGATAAATTTAATGTATGTTCAGCAAAAGAATTTCCCAATACAAAGTCAATTGATTGTACAGCTACCCCACCATAACCTGGCCATGAACCATTTTGAAACCTATTAGTACTTGAAGATGCTTGCACCATATCTGATGTAATTCGAGTGTTAAGCCAATACTCAGCCCAATACGTTCCATTACTTTTATACTCTACATCTTCATCTATGACATCATAAAATTTAAGGTGTGTTACACTTTGGAAAAGAGAAGTTGGTGCTCCACTTGCAAATCCACTATACCCAAACGTATTAAACATTCTTTTATCTAAACCAACTCTATGTCTTTCATTAGTACTATCCCAATTATACACATAGATATATTGTATTCCACCATCAACAGTCTCTGCAGAGTAAGTCCCAGTACTAACTTGGTCTGTATTTATAGCAGTTTCATCAAAGGATACAGTACCATTATTCCCTAATGTACTAGTGGTAGGACAAATTCCACCTGCGTTATCAGTACACTCATAATAAATTAGAGTACTAAATTTGGTTGCATCTAAATCAGTATGTAATTCATAAGTTAAAGATAGTTCGTGTGTTTCTTCTGTTGTTCCACCACTTGGGTCTATATTTGTCCAAGTTCCAAATTGATGATTAGAACTAATTTGATTGTAAATAGGAGATGAAGAATTTGCAGGTAGTGAATATGCAAAATAATAATATGCACCACCACTATATTCTTGATATCTAAATTCAAATTCATACCACTTAGTTTTATCTAAAGTGGCAGTTCCATATACATAAGAACAACAACCCCATTGATATGTCATTGTTTGCCAAGTAGTAGTTCCTACTTCTCTATATCGAGTTTCGGATGAATCATCAGCATAAGTTCTGAAATTATAAGTTCCACTTTTATTTGGTTTGAACCAACCAGAATAAACTATCGCAAAATAATCATTTGCCCAACGAGATGGTAACCCACCTGCCAAACCAGTTGAACCATAAGGTGATACTTCTCCACTATGAGTTAGTGTTGTACCTGGTTGGTTTGTATCAACCATTGCATCAAACTCAGCAGTTGAATTAGCTCCTCCACTATATGTTACACCACTTAAAGTAGAACTTGCACCAGTACCATAGTGAGTTTTGTAGGATTTATAATTTATATATCCCTCACCAGTTTGGGAATATCCTACTTTACAAACTAATAGTGTACTTATTAAAATAAAAATAAACTTTTTCATCTATTTTTTATCTGGATTATCTATTCTAAAATATATTGATGCACCAACATAAGGTCTTAATTCACCTACATTACTTTGTACATCCAATAAATCATTTCTAAAACCTAAATCTAAACTAAACATTTTATCTTTAGGTGTTTTGTGTAGTAATTTGATACTAGCACCACTAAAGTAATTACCAACATCATACTGATAACCAAACCCTATAAATAATTTCTTATGATTTACAGGAACCTCTACTATCTTTTCAACCTTTCTTTCTCTATAAATTTTCTTTATTTTAGTTACAGGTTTTTCAACTATTATCTCTTTGACAACTTCAACAGTATCAACTTTAGTAATGTACTTTGGATAGTATATTTTCTTTTCAATAATATTATCAACATAAACACTATCTATTATTGTTTTTACAACTTCTACTTCTACTTCTTTTATTAACTCTACCTCTTTGATAGTTGGATTAAAATATTGAAATAATGATAATCCTATTAACCCTATTATAATCCCTAATTTGTAATCTATTTTTTTCATAATTAAAATGGTATTTTAGAACCCACCATAAATGAGTTCATTATCGGTACAAATTCATTTGATGAACGAATGATAGTCCAAGAAAAGTTAACCGAAAATTTGTTTGTTATTTGTGCGTTGAATGAATTAGCTAATATCATTATGGTATCTTTACTAATACTTGAAAACGGAGAATCAACAACCCCTGGTAATTTTTGTGTATATGATATTGGACTTGCTGCAACTATAAAAGCAGGAGTATAAACAATTCTTTTATTAATCATAAACATATTTGTATATAACCCATTCCAGCCACCACTAGCCATATTAGGCATCTTCTGACCCAATGCATCTTTACCAAACATATAAGAATAGTTAACACCAACACCAACAGTTCCCCACTTACCCATAGGTTTCATTCTACTTAAAGAAACTGATGTTGCATTCATAGCGTAGTTTCTCATATAAGAAACATTAACACCATCTACCCAACTAACTTGGTACTTATCATTTAGAGTTACCTTTGATTTACCTAATGATAATCCTACCTGTTTTAAGTTATCATAAATTTGTAATGTAGATGTATATGTTACATCACCATATATAGAACTCATTGATGCACCAACATTAAGAACTGTATTGTAATCCAATGTTAATGCTTGTTGAGCCAACATATCTGCCTTTAATTGTATAGGCATAAATTTCTTTTTCTTTTCTTCTTCTTCTTCTTCCTCCTCATCTTTCTTTTCTTCTTCATCTTCTTCATCATCTTCATCATCTTCTTCCTTTTCCTCTTCTTCCTCCTCCTCATCAGATTCTTCCTCCTCCTCTTCCTTATCTTCCTCTTCCTTTTCCTCTTCTTCTTTATCTTCTTTATCTTCTTCTTTATCTTCTTCAGTTTCTTCTTTATCTTCTTCGCTATCAGAATCCTCTTCGCTATCGCTATCATCATCAGAATCAGAATCATCATCACTATCCCCATCACCATCTCCATCTCCATCTCCATCGGAATCCCCATCTCCACCATCACCATCACCATCTCCATCTCCATCACTATCTCCATCGGAATCTCCTCCACCATCACCATCTCCTC